AATATCATGACCTGGGGCGCCACACCAGTATCGGCCAATGGCATTGGATACTGTGCCAAAAACGGTGGCCTTGTCAATGCCATCAACGCAGTCAGTATCTGGTGTCACAAGCATTTTCTTGCGCTCACCGGCGGTCAAATAATACTATCAAGTTGTAGCACTCAATTTGGTGACTTCTCCATGTGGAGTGAAGGATTCCGTCAAATTGTTGTGCCTGACGGGGTCAGCAGTGTTACACTGACCCTTGAAACAGCTTCGGCTTTAATCATTGAGCCACTCAAGGGACCCGTTGGCACCATTGTCAATGCAACCTACACAGCACTCAATACCACGGTCGATCCTGCCACCGGAGACGTTTACACCTTTGGGTGGACCGCCGATGATCAACTGACATTTCGCAGTTATGGTGCCAATCTTGTCCAGGTTCTGATCTGGGTGTTGGCCAGTGTAGACGAACTGCCCATGGAAAATTACACCAAGACATTTTATAATACCATGGGAACGCCATTGTTCACCAGCACAAACTTTGTTGATGCATACCTATTCGCATTTGCGTTTATCAGAGATTATGTCAATGCTTTGCCGGGACTGAGTGCCAATGCCATTGCCATTGTTACAGCCTTGGTTGATGAATCTCTTATACCAACCTTTACTACTCCGGTATATACTATACAACCCAGTACTATTTCTGCGGTTGGCCACACTTGGTCTAGTACACTGGCAGGCGTGGCACTGACCAGGATTCCACCAGCATTCAACAGAACCAACATTGAAGCCAGTATCAGAGAAGTAAATGATGGCCAGGTAATTGCCAGCGGACAGGACGATCAGGGAAATGCCTTGTTTGTGGGCGGAATGACAATTAATGCCGACACCGGAGAACTGTCGGGACCACCATTTGATTCTGCAGTGGGCAGGATTGCCACAAAATCTGCCATTGCATTTGGTAACTTTTAACATGGAGCAATAGATGTCAAGAATTGTTTGTCGTACACCGTCCACAGGATTGCCAGAAACACTATATTTGGTAGATGTTCCAGTCTCAATGACCACACTAGATGGAGGTCTTACCGGAGCAGATGCACCAGATTATAGTGTGCCAGATCCTTCTAACCAATACGAAGTAAGAGATCCCAGCGATCCTACACGGGCTATTTTGCCAGGACAGATATTTTTCCTTACTCCGTTGTCGGTTACTAACAAAACCGCATCAGACGAAACCCTGGATGTGCAGATACTGCTGGAGGGTGGCAACACCACCATCAGTCTTGGCACTGTGGTGGTTCCGGCCTATGACACCGCCTATGTTCCCCTCAACGGTAGAAGCCTGCTCAAATTTGATGCCAACAGTGTCAATGGAGACCAACTACAGGTCAGCGCCAGCACTGCCAACGTGTTTGACGTGGTGATATCAGGTGACTTGTCACCAGCCAGTCAAAATCTTGGAAACGTTACAATCATACCCACACCATAATGGCACGCTTACTTTCCGGTCGCGTCGCGACTATTCCGCCCACAGAAGTTCCGGCCGATCGATATGATTGGACTGAAACCAGTATCTCTGAACCAAACTTGGGCGTGCCCGCAGTCAATGGATATATTCTGGCATCGCAAACAGACGGCACTAGAAACTGGATACCAAACGCAGGAGCAACTGGACCACAAGGCCCACAAGGCCCACAAGGACCCATTGGCGCCACAGGTGCCACAGGACCACAAGGACCACAAGGACCTAACGGTGCCACAGGCGCTACTGGTCCACAAGGACCACAAGGACCACAAGGACCACAAGGAGCATCAATTATTATTCTTGGCAGTGTGCCTAATGTAAACGTTGTTCCTCCAGGAAACCCACAAACAACTTTAAACGCAGCATTTCCAGGTGCTGTGGCCGGTAATGGTGTTATCGATGCAGCCACTGGCGATTTATGGGTGTATGATGGTGTACTTTGGAATAATGTAGGACAGATTAGAGGCCCACAGGGTCCACAGGGACCACAAGGACCTATTGGTGCAACGGGCGCCACGGGGCCACAGGGCCCACAGGGACCGCAAGGGCCTACTGGACCACAAGGACCTGAAGGTGCAACTGGACCACAAGGACCCACTGGACCACAAGGACCTGAAGGTGCCACCGGACCACAAGGGCCCACTGGCCCACAGGGACCACGCGGACCACAGGGACCAATAGGTGCCACTGGTGCCACCGGACCACAAGGACCACAAGGACCACAAGGACCCATTGGTGCCACAGGATTTTTAGGAGCAACTGGACAAGGTGCCACAGGTAGCACCGGACCACAGGGACCACAAGGACCACAGGGGCCATTTGGACTTACTGGACCACAAGGACCACGTGGGCCACAGGGACCCACAGGACCACAAGGACCAGAAGGAGCCACTGGATTTACTGGTAGCACAGGACCATCTGGCGGACCAATCGGCGCCACTGGTGCATCTGGACCTTCGGGACCACAAGGACCACAAGGACCAATTGGTTCCACAGGACCATCGGGCGGTCCAATTGGTGCCACAGGCGCCACGGGCCCACAAGGCCCACAGGGATTTACCGGCCCACAAGGACCAGAAGGTGCCACTGGAGCAACCGGACCACAAGGACCACGTGGGCCACAGGGCCCACAAGGACCACAAGGATCCACCGGTCCAGGAGCCACAGGCGCCACTGGGCCACAAGGACCACAAGGACCCACAGGCGCCACCGGACCACAAGGACCACAAGGACCCACAGGTCCTAACACTGCAATCAATGCCACATCTCAATCTACTAGTTTATCTACATTCTATCCTGTGTTTTTATCAGTTGCTGGAGTAGCAGTAGCTCCGTTGGTCGACGACAATGCAGCAAATGCTGTCAGTGGACTTACTTACGTTCCGGGCAGCGGCACGCTGACATCGGCAATTTTTGCTGGCACAGCCAGTTCGGCCAGATACGCTGACTTGGCAGAAAGATATCTGTCAGATCAGACCTACGATCCAGGCACTGTGATGGAGTTTGGCGGCGCCAAAGAAGTGACCATAAGTCAACATTCGCATTCTACGCGAGTGGCTGGCGCAGTTTCTACCGCACCTGCTTACGAAATGAACACAGGATTAGAAGGTGAACATGTGGTGGCCATAGCCTTGACTGGTCGTGTGCCTTGTCAAGTGGTTGGTACCATACACAAAGGTGATCTGCTGGTGTCCAGTGATATGCCCGGCGTGGCTACTGTTTTAGATCTGACAAATTATCAACCGGGTTGTGTGTTGGGCAAAGCTCTTGAAGACTATGATTCTGACACAGTTGGCACAATCACTGTGGTAGTAGGCAAGATCTAACCTGTTTGGATTTGTTGTTCTACCACGGCTATTTTGGTTTGAACAGCATCAAAGTTAACAGTGCTCCACAGGCCAGGATGCATGGGTTTTGGCCATACTCCCGAAGCAATCCAGGCATAGCCCTGATGTTCGTGATTGAGAACAGGTATAAATTCCGAAGCCACGCTGCAAAAAAATGTATGGTATGCAAAACCGTGATCGTTGGTGGTAAACTTTTCCAACGGCACTAGACGCAGATATTCAGGCATTGATCCTAGTTCTTCGCAACACTCTCGTTTGATAGCTTGAATCAATGTTTCTCCAGGCTCAATCCTTCCGCCGGGCAGGCCCCAGGTATCTGGATGTTTTGGATCATTGCGCATGAGATACAAGTATCTGCCAGTGGCCACAGCATAAAACCAAACACCTACTGCATTTACAGAACTAGGCTCCATTGTCCTCCCGGATATAGACCTTGATAACTCTTGACCCAGGCATTAGCGATCCACTTGTATTGAATGCTTGTGGTTAGGTTGGTTACGTATTGTATGTTGTTGGGACTACTGTTGCTGGCAAAGCTGACTGCCCAATGAGTTCCTGTGTATTCAATGATGTCGTTGGCCTTGGCCACCAATGGTTGATTGTTTTGCCCTTGCCAAGCCACTGGAGATGTAGTTGATTCATTTGATCCGGTATCTTCGGTCAGCAAGTATCGTTGTCCCTGTGCAGGTGGTGCCAGTCCTGCGTTGGGCCCACTGAGCAAAGGATTGATCACAGCATTGACTGGTGCCAGGGTGTTTGCTGGCAAGGTATCTGGATCCACGTTAAACAACAAAAATCTATTGTCAGTGGGGTCATAGGCAACAGTGCCTATGACTTCGGTGTCGTCTTCTTGTGCTAATCTCACATAGCTAATACCGGGCCTTAGCACACCATACATGCCCACAATGGCCTGCCACATTAGATCACTGTCGGGGCTGTCGGGTGGCGCCAGACTAGTATTGGGTGGTTGAACGACTTCAGATTGTTTCAATGCCTGCAACCTGTTTCCAATCAACAACACTTGATAACTGTAAGGTGTTATCACTTGACGAGTGCCCAGCAATAAATCATTGTTCAACACTGCATTTGAAGCGTCTCCTTGGGCATCAAATATCTGAGCAATAATGCGTTCGACCACACCCAGTTTCTTGACCTTGGCTGGACTTGAAATCCAAATGGGCAAGGCAAATGTTAGAGTGGCAATATCAATGGGATTTTCTGTGCCCTGAGGTATGACACGACTGGTCCACTGTGTGCTTTCTAATTCCACAATGCTGAGGCTGGTCCAATCAATGTAGTTGTCGGTGCTTTGTATTTCCAGGCTGGGATTGAACAACACCAACATCTGTTCAAGTATCTGCATTTTTTGATTGGTGTTGCTGGTCCAGATATCCAATTTTAATGTGAGCTTGTAAGGCACGGGCATCAAACGTTCAATGGTAAATGCATTACCTTGCGTGGTTTCGTAGCTGTTGGTGGCTTCGTCGTAGGTTCTTTGACGCACATTGATCTTGCTGACAAAGTAAGGTTCCTGCATTCTAGGACGGTCATAGTCAAGACCAGAAATATAAAAAGTCATCAAGGGTGTAGCTGGCATGCCTGACGCTGAATTTTCTTGCAGGATGGTCTGTGCTTGTCGGGTGGCATCGCCATACCGTACTGGTACACGAACCAATGTGTGGTCAGTGCCTTCTTCGTTGCGACCATACTCTACTTGGAAGTTTGAAAAAATCCTAGCAAACTGCAATAGGAATCTGCGTATCTGTTCGTCGTAAAAAAATATAGGAGTCAGTGCTGGCATGTTTATCCTCCGTTGTCGGCTTGTGGTTTGAGTATTTCACT